TTAAGATGGTGCAAAATGCTACATCGCTTCCTCTCTTGCTTCGCACTGGCGAATTCCCCTCCTCCCATGCTGCGCTGCCGCAAAACTGGCGATCTATCGACCTACATCTTGACCTCTCTAACCATAGCCCTTATGCTCCAATCCCATGCCCGAGTGGATACCCCCGGAACACCGCGACACCGACTACCTCCTCAAACACTGGGGACGATGGGTTCGATCATCCACCACCCAGGGCTATTGCGGATCCATAGAACACAGGTACAAATCCCCGCAATGCTGGTATCCGCCCAACCCGAAACCGGAGCAACCCGACGAACTCGCAGCACTCCTCATTGAACGTTTCATGCGCATCATCGCCAAGCAACCCCGCAAGCTCCTCAAGTTCAAGTACGTGTACCAAGCCGATCAGGCTTACATCGCTCAACGACTCAAGCTCAAGGACTACGATCAGGCCCTCTACACGGCGAGGCAAATCATCTTGAACTTGACATCACCCTCAATCAAGCGCACTCTCGCGCGCAACAGCAGCTCACAATTCGTCTACTCCGGTTAACGCCGAGACATGCCCGCATGGGCCAACTCGCTCTGAAGGAACTCAATGAAGCGTAAAGCGAAACCCAAGACCAAGCGAGCACCACGCTACTAGACCGTGGCCGCTCGTCTACGCGCTCAGCATCAAGACGACATCAAGGACAAGATACGCGCGGCTCAGCTTGTCAAGCTTCTGCAAGATCACGCCCTTACCAATAGCCGAAAAAAAAAGAGGATTGACCCGACACGCATCAAAGCCGCAGAGATACTGCTTGCGCGCTCCATTCCCATCCTTAGCTCGGTCGATCAAACGATCAACGATGCTCGCGATTCTCTCTCTGAAGCTCAGGTCTTAGCCGAGCTTCAGGGTGTATTTACTGCCAAGCCCGAGCTACTCGACAGACTGATCCAGCTGCGAGACGCCGCGAGGCTCGTGCAGGAAGGCGCTGACGCTGTGTCGCAGGTGCAACAGAATGACGCGCCGCCGGCGAAGTCAGAGGCGACTAGCGCATAGGTATGTTATGTCAAGTGCGATATACATACGATGCGTGCTCACTCGTTGCTAGCGCACCACACTGCGCACCACACGCTGAGGGCCATACCCCCTTCAGCGGCTCGACGGGTAGGGAGGATCCCCCCAAGAATTCTTTGCTTTGGCCTAGATCTCTCCTCGAATTTTTCTCTCTGAATTGCAGTTTTGCGAAAGTCGTTCTGAAAGGAAATCGTATGACGAAAGTCGGTGGTGGCGTGAATCCGGTGCATCTGAGTGATACGAAGCATCCGTTCGAGATATCGACGAAGCGCGGCTCGTTCGGAGGGACTTCGAAGTTCGCGCGCACGGTGGGCGTGGGTGCGAAGCCGGGCGGCGATGGGGACAAGATCAGCGCGAATGCGGCGATGCGGAAGAAGCGTCCGCTGAACGGTCCGGGTGATGCGAAATAGGGGGATGACATGCAGCTGAACCAGTGGTTGATCGTGAAGGTGACCCCGGACATGAAGAATTACACGTACTGGGTGGTGGACCCGTTGAGTGCGGGGGTGAGTGCTGGGAGCCAGGGCAGTGCGCCGGCGGAGCCGATGAACGCGCTGGGGAACAGGACGACCTCCAAGAGCACGATGGGGACGAACATCCAGAACGAGTTGCCGACGCTGGGGACGTAATTCGTGGCCGAGGCTGACCTTCAGAAGGTAGCGGACATGATCCGGTACTTGCGTCTTCTGGGGGATGATCAGATCGACCGGTTGATTGCGTATTTGAGGAATCCTCCGGTTTCGACCGAGCCGTCGCTGCCGGTATGAAGTACGAGTACCCCGGAGGCGTAATGCCCGAGGAAGAGCCCTTGATTGAGCGGTTCGAGGCCGATGTGTTGCCCTACACGCTCAAGCACGGGGCGCGGATCGGGGAAGATGCGATGAACGGGAGCGAAGTTGCCGAGGAGATCATCCGGAGGCAGCGCTTGTTCGTAGAAGGGGTGCCGGAGTTGCGCGAGATGAACTACCGGTTGCTCGTGGCGGCGTTGAAGACGTGGGATGAGCGGCGATATCATTAGGAGAGAGAGCATGAAGGGAACCAACAGCGTCTCTGGAAGCGATTCCGGGAAGCCGCAGACGAGCGGTAAAACCTCCGGCAAGGGCCTGAAGCCGGGGTTGAACATGGCCGACACGGGATCCGTGGTGAACCAAGTGACCGGCACGGTGCGTTTCGGGCGGCAGAAGGTGTCCGGGAACGTGTCGGGCAGGAATTCGATGGTGTCTGCGAACGCGACGATGAAAAGCAGGCGGTAGACACGGCGCTTGGGCGTGTTCGACCTCGCGGCACCGGAAACATCGCTCGGTTTTTCCTACAACCGGGCGCTCAAAGAGTGGGAAATCACGCGAATTCTGGAAGGGCTTGCGATCGGGGCCGATGAATCGATCGGAACGCCGTTTACGCGAGCGCGATTCAAGAAAAAACTGCTGCGCGATGTCGGAAAATGGCTCCGGGAACACGGCAAGGACGGTCTAAGGTTCTTGAAACCGGAGTGGCGCTACACCTTGTGCTGCGCGCGCCTGCGGATGGGAGATTTTTCCGACTACTTCGGATGGGAATACCGCGGTTGGAACAATCCGGACGATTCCGCCGGCTGGGCCGCGCAGCTGTACTGGCAGGAAGCGTGGCTACCGAAGTGGAACGGGCAGAATTGCGAGCGTATTGTCGTTCTCGGGGAACAAGGGCTCGGAGATAGCGTGTTTTTCGCCTCTATCATCCCGGAGGCGATGGTGCGGGTGAGGGAAGTCATCTACGAGTGCGATCCGCGGCTGCACACGGTACTGGAGAGGAGCCTCCGGGGACTGAAATGCCGTCCCGAGAGGGATTTCGAGGACCGCAGAGCCGACTACGGCAAGATCGACGGGTACATCCCCGCCGGCGAATTGATGCGGATGTTCCGCCGGCGTCCAGAGGACTTCCCGGGAAAGGCATTTTTGCGCCAGAATCAGGTTCGCTTGCGAGAGATGGAGAAATACCGCGGGAAAGTGGGCGTTTCGTGGAAGGGAAGACAGGGTTCGATTGATCCTTTGAAGCTGAAGCGGGACTGCGATGCGATCTCCCTACAGTACAACGAGACGAGCGAATTCATCAAAGCGCCGCACATCGATCTCAAGGACGATATCGAGGGCGTCCTCGCCCTCTGCTCGGTCCTGGAGCGCGTGGTCACAGTACCCACCACGGTCCATCACCTTACTGGAGCTCTTGGAGTCAAAACACAAATCGTTCTACCGGAAATAGACGGAGAGAACGTGAATCAGATCAAATGGGACGTTCCTCCTGGAAAACTTATCTGGTATCCGGATGCCACGGTCTATGAAAACACCCGACAACTTCCTCAATGACGACTCGGAAGAGGAGGACGATATTCCGTGGGACATGGACAACGACCTGTCGGTCGATGACGAGAACGAAGCCGATGGGTACGTCACCGGATGAAATGCAGTGAACGACATCTTCAACCGCGTTGCACCGAAGATCCGCGAGACGAGAACGATCCTCGACATCGGCGCGGGCATCAGGCCGCAGCCGTTTTTCAAGCCGAAACGCCACATCTGCGTCGAACCGCACAAGGAATACGGCTGCTGGCTGATCGAGAACGGGTACGATCTGTGGGACATGACGGCGCTTCAGGCGTTGGAAGAAGCGAAACACGTCGATACGATCTTCATGCTCGACGTGATCGAGCACATGACGAAGACCGAGGGACTGGAAGCGCGGCACCTTGCCAAGCTCAAAGCCGATCAGGTCGTGGTCTACACTCCGATGGGATTCAAGGAGCAGTCCTACCAAGACGGAGACAAGGACGCTTGGGGCATGAACGGAACCTACTGGCAGACGCACCGCTCCGGATGGACTCCGGAAGACTTTCCCGGTTGGGATATCACGGCTGAGGCCGGTTCCTTTTTCGCCATCTGGGGATGAATCGTTATTCGCACCTGAAAGCGAGCCGTTACCCGGACAGAGTCGAGGCGATCAAGTTCCAGAAGGAGATAGGCCCGGTACACGTTCAGATCATCCTGTCGGACCTCTGTAACCAGGCGTGCCACTTCTGTGCGTATCGGGACCCGACGTATACGAGCTCTCAGCTCTTTCACGTCGAGGGGAACTACAACCCGAATCGCAAGCTTCCCACCGAGAAGGTGATAGAGATTCTGGACGATTGCGTTGACTTGAAAGTCGAGGCGATCCAGTACACCGGGGGCGGGGAGCCGACGATCCACCCGGATTTCAACTTCATCGTGGACGAGACGATGAAGCGGGGATTAAGGTGGGCGCTGGTGACGAACGGCGTGAAGAAACGCAGTTACGCCGGTGCCTCCTGGGTGCGGGTGAGTCTCGATGCCGCCAACGCGGAGACTTACGCGAGGATCCGCAGTGTCGATGCAAGTCACTTTGACCGCGCGTGCGAATCGATACGACTGTGGAAGACCGGCGTCGGGTTCGTGGTGACGCCCGAGAACTGGGAAGAAGTCTACGATGCCGCTCTGCTCGTAAGGAGCCTGGGAGCGAAGAACATCCGCATCGGGGCGCAGTTCTCAGACAAAGGCAAGGACCTCTTCAAGGACTTCTTTGCCGAGTGCCGGATGCTCTGTAAGCACACCGAGACCTTGTCGGACGATAGCTTCACCGTACACAACCGCTTCAACGAGAAGATCGGTGACCTTGAGTCGCCTCCGGACTATGAGCGTTGCGGATATCAGTATTTCACGACCTACATCGGGGCGGACCAGAATCTCTACCGCTGCTGCGTCTACGCCTACAACCCTCGCGGGCTGCTCGGCACGATCAAGGGGCGGCGCTTCAAGGACGTGTGGAACGAGAGCTGGGTCAAGTTCTCCGCGTTCAACGCGAGAGAGTGCGAGCACTGCCAGTTCAACGTCATCAACCGAACGATCAACGAGATGGTCGAGGTCGAGGACGCGGCGTTCGTATGATTTCCGTGGTGCTGCCGTACTGGAACCGACGTAACGCACTGCTGGCGTCTCTCGACTTAATGGCGCAGCACTATAGCGGGATCGAAGTCGTCGTAGTGGACGACGGTTGCCAGCCTTCGGAGGCGTTCGAGGTCGTCAAGGACTATCCGTTCTTCCTTAGCGTGGTGAAGCTGCCCCTGAAGGACCAGCCGAAGAACCCGTGCGTTCCGATCAACGCGGGGGTGAAAGCAGCGTCGTTCGATGTGGTGGTCATCTCGAACCCTGAAATACTCCACGAGACTCCGGTGCTCACGCAGATGCAGTGGGAACTTGAGGAGCTGGGAGACATGGGTTACGTTCTCGCCGCCTGCTGGTGCGAGGAGGAAAAGCAATGGCACTGTCACAGCTCGATGGAAGTGCGCCCGGACCGCGAGCCCGTTCCACGTGGAACCGGGTATCATTTCTGCGCGATGTTGAACAAGTCGCTCTTCTGGAAAGCCGGAGGGTTTGACGAGGAGTACCGCGAAGGTGCCGGCTGGGATGACCCGGACTGGGTCAACCGCCTGATCGTAGCCGGAGCGAAGTTCAAGATACGCGACGACCTCGTCGTCAAGCACCCGAAGCGCGGAGCACAAACCGACTGGCGCGGCGGGATGATGGAGCGCAATCAGGAAATCTATCGCAGGAAATGGCCGCGCCTACCCTCAACGTCGTCTGCGTAAAAGCGAAGCCCCGCTACGATCATCAGTACGTCAACAAGCTCTACAAGGCGGTTAGGCAGCACTTGAGCATACCGCTCCGGTTCTTCTGCCTGACGGACGACGTTTCGGGGTTGAAGTGCAGGACGAAGAACCTTCCACACCAGCTTCACGACTGGTGGGGAAAACTGTATCTCTTCAACCTGTATTTCGAGGGCAAGGTGTTGTACCTTGACCTGGATACGCTCATCACCGGGCCGCTCGATTTCGTGAACGATTACGAGGGGGATTTTGCCATTCTCAGGGACTTCTACCGACCGGAAGGCTACGGGTCTGGCGTGATGCTCTGGAACGGCGGCAAACAACCGAGGCACGTATGGGACAACTGGTTCGCGAATCCCGTCATACATCCCCTGGGGGACCAGGGATGGATCGAGGAGCAAGTCAAAGATGCCGACAGGCTCCAGGATATATTCCCCGGGAAGATCGTCTCGTACAAAGTAGATTGCGCCAATGGATTGCCCGAAGGTGCAGCTATATGCGCGTTCCACGGGCTTCCCAAACCGCACGAGTTCGCCGCGGATCACTGGGTGACTAAGGTCTGGAATGAGTGACCGATGAGTGACCTCTCTGAGATTGCCCAGAAGATCGCGGACCTCGATTACATCCGGTCCACGCGCCGACTCGAATACTACAAGCCCTACCCGTACCAGGAGAAATTTCACAACGCGGTAGGCTTCGGGACCTCACGACCCGCCAAGCAACGGCTGCTCATGTGCGGGAACAAGGTCGGAAAAACACACTGCTCAGCGATGGAGGTGGCGATACACGCGACCGGGAGATACCCCGCGTGGTGGAGAGGCGCTCGGTTCCTGTATGCTCCAGAGATTCTTGTATGTGGCCTTACTAACGATTCTGTTCGTGATCTTGGTCAAAGAGAGCTTCTGGGCGACCCGACGAATGAGAAAGAGCTGGGGACAGGCACTATACCCAAGTCCGCTGTCGGAAAGCGAAGAAACAAGACCGGAGTTCCCAACGCCTACGACTCCATAAGAATCCAGCACACAAGCGGACAGTGGTCGAAGATTTACTTCCGCGCCTACGAGCAGGGCTGGAAGAAGTTTCAGGGGATCGCAGCGGACGTGTTGTGGCCCGACGAGGAGCCGCCTCCCGATATCTGGTCGCAGTTGATCCGCGCGACGCTCGCCAAGCCGAACGCGATCATCTTTTGCTCCATGACTCCGGAAGAGGGGATGACGGAGACCGTCACGCAGTTCATGGAGAACTTGCAGAAGGGTCAGGCGCTCATCACGGCGACCTGGGACGATGCGCCGCATCTGACTCCGGAAGTCAAGGAACAGCGCCTCTCCGCGCTACGTCCTCACGAGCGCGACATGCGTTCCAAGGGGATACCGCTTCAGGGTGCGGGGTTGATCTTCCCGATCTCCGACGAGCAGGTGGTGGTCGAACCCATCGAGATCCCGCGCCACTGGCCGCAGATCATCGGGGTTGACTTCGGCATCTCGACGCAGCACCCGTTCTCGGCGGCGAACCTCGCTTGGGATAGGGATGCGGACAGGATTTACCTCACGCACGAGTACCAGACGACCAACGACTTGCCGGCGGTCCACATCGACGCTATCAAGCAGTGGGGTGACTGGAAGCCGGTTGCCTGGCCGCATGACGGACTGAACCGTGAGAAGGGCTCCGGGGACGAACTCCAGAGCATCTATCGGAAGAAGGGCTTGAATCTACTTCCCTGGAAGGCCACGAATCCCCCCACCGTCGGACAGGTGGAGGGCGACGGAGGGAACTCAGTGGAAGCCTCGGTGCTTGACATGCTCGATCGCATGTATCAGGGCAAGTGGAAGGTGTTCAGGACTTGCACGACGTGGCTTAAGGAGAAGCGCATCTACCACCGCGACCTGAAAGGAAAGATCGTCCGCATGCACGAGGACTGCATCTGCGCGTCCCGCTACGCCGCCATGATGATCCGCCATGCACGAACGGTGAGCGTTCTCCCGCGTAAAGGCGCTGCCGATACTGCCGTAGGAGTGCGGATGTGGTAGCCGATACGAAGACGATGGAGTCAGAATCGAAGCTCGCTTCGATGGATACGAGCGGAGATAAGGACGAGGAAATCAAGGCCCCCGCTAAGCCCAAGAAGATCACCAAGCAGGACTGGAACAAGGTCGAGACGCACCTAAAGCAGGAGTTGGAAGATCGCAAGAGGTCCGACTTCCGCGTCAACCACGAGAAAATCTGGAAGGAAGTTGACCGCCAGATCTCCATGAACCCGATGGTGAAGCTGAGTCGGGACGGTAACGAGGTCGATCCAGGCTGGCACAACGTCATCGAGCTAGGGGAACTCTCCAAAGCATCGGAGAACATCTCGGCGGACGTGAGAAGGATCATCTTCCCGCAAACGCGGTTCTGGTTCGACGCCCACGCCGACATCGAGGACGAGCTTCCCTTGAACGACATGGGTAAGCCCCAGAAGGATTCCAAACTTCAGGAAGCGGTGAACGGTCGCGTGAGATCCTTCATGATGCAACAGCACGCGGACTTCGGCCTTAAGGACCGGGTAGAGCTCTCCATCAAGGAAGCGTTGCACCATGGGTCTTTCGTGGCGGTGATCGCCGAAGATACGCAGGAATTCATTTTCGACGCGGTGAAGTCAAAGACTCGCGTAGCTCCGGTATGGGTGCCTCACTCGATGTGGAATTGCTACCCGGACTCAAGTCCCTCGGTCATCGGGACTAACATGTTCTACGAAGGCTCCATGTACATCGAGTCCTACGTTCCGAGGCACAAGGCCGAGCGTATGGTGAAGTCGGGCGAGGACGGCTATATGCCCTCGCAGTGGAAGAAAGTTTCCAAGGACCAGCATCAGATTAAGGACCAGAAGATCAAGGACGTGAAGATCACGACCTTCTGGGGGGATGTGAACATCGAGCGCGCGGAGGGAGACCTCTACTTCCCGAACCACAAGGCGATGCTGATGAACGGGACCATCGTCTACATGGCCCCGAACAAGACGCCCTACCCCCCGATCATCTACAAGGGGTACGAGCGAAACGACGTTCGGGATCCGTACTACATGTCCCCGATCATCAAGATGTCCCCGACGCATAAGCTCTCCACGGTGCTTGCGAACAAGATCATGGACGGGGTCGAGCTTCATGTTGAGCCGCCGATTGTCTACGACGGCAACGACCCGGATTTCGTCCTGAACGGCGGCCCTGTCATCGCTCCGGGAGCGAAAGTGTCTACGAAGGGCCAGAATTCGTTCTCCCAGGTAAAGATCGGAGAGCTTGCCGAAGCGGTGAACATGCTGCAATTCTGCCTGAACGAGATGAAGGAAAAGCTCGGGAGGCCGGGAAAGCCTGTCGGAGACCGGGCGACCAAGGCCGAAGTGCAGAAATCCGAGCGCGACCAGGAAGCCTCTCTCATCGACTTCATCGACAAGATGGAGATCAGCCTCCGGTCATTCCTCTACATGCAACACTCGATGAACCTGGATACGCTGGACACGTATTCGTACTACTCCCCGGAGATGATGGATCCGGACTTCCTCATCGTGAAGAAGGACGATCTTCCGAAGGCGGTTCACTTCGAGGTCGTGGGCGCTCGGGGTATTCTCGGAGAAGAAGAGCGCAGCCAGAAGATGTCCGTGGTGACTGCATTTGCGTTGGGTAATCCGCTAACCGCTCCGTTGATCGCGGCGCAGGACGTTCTATTGCAGATGTACCAGGACGCCGGGGTCAAGAACCCAGAGCGGTTCATCAACCAGCAGCAGCAGAACCCCGCTCAGTTGATGCAGCAGCTCCAGGAAGCGAAGCAGATGCTTCAGAAGCTCGGTGAGGACTTGAAGCAGGAGAAGTCCAAGTCAGCGGTCAAGATGGCGAAGATTCAGTCCGACCACCAGTCGAAGGAACACAAGCTCCAGGTCGATCATCAGGATCGCATGACCGAGCTTGCCGCGAACATGGAGTTCAAGCGTAAGGAACTCATCGCCAAGATCACCGAGTCCATCTCAGTCCTCAAGAAGGACATCACTATGGACTTGATGAAGCACCACTCGGAGAAGCATACCGAGATGCTGAAACTCCTGTCCGACCGCGAAACCAAGCAGTCGAGCCAGATCATCATGGATACCACGGGCAAGTCCGTGGTTGACATCTCGAAGAACATCGAGGGTCTTGCGAAGAACATCGAGTCTCTCAGCAAGAACCAGACGGCGCTGATCGAGCATATGAAGAAGCCGAAGAAGGTGAAGAGCAAGCGGGTCAACGGTGTCCTCGAAGCGGAGATTACGTAGATGGCAAGCTCAGTCGATTTGGGTCCCGTGGAGACTACGACGGTTAATGCCATTGGCATGGGCGCTCGTCAGGCCGTCACTCTGGGTTCTTCGCCCTGCACGCTCACCAATCGCTGCTCGACGCGCGCATCCGTCGTGGTTTCTCTCGGAACGGGTATTGCGATTGATCTTTCCCCTGACGGCGCTACGTTCGATTCGTCAGGTCTCCTCGGAGGGCAGTACATCCTAGCTCCCGGAGGCAGCGTGAAGATCACCTACGTCGTGGCTCCGACCGTGTCATTCTGGCCGATATAAAGGAGAACTGCCATCGCCTCTCAATCGTGGGGACAACTGATAGCGACAATCCCGGTATCGGGGACGCAATACAACACTTATACGACCTCGCAGTCGATGCTGACGACGGCGACGGTGACGGAAGCCTCGGCTGGATTCATTACGCTGCCGCCCAACTTTTTCCAGCGTGGATCTCTTCTGGTGATCGACTTTCTCGCGGCAATTTCCAATCGGGTGACAGGCCCCGATACCTTCACCATCAACATCAAGCTCGGAAATGTGACCGCTTTCACTACTGGCGCGATCACGCTGACGACCACGGCGCATACGAACATCCCTCTGAAGGGGAAGATCGAGCTTTCCTGCCAAACAGTCGGGAGCGGCACCAAAGCTGCTCTCATGGGGATTGCTGTCCTTACCGGACAGATGATCCAGCAGGGTGGTACGGCGGGAGCGGACTCCGCGACCTTGAGCAATACGATCATCATGCCGAATACAGCGCCCGCAGTAGGCACCGGATTCGACTCGACCGTGGCGAACACGCTTGATTTTCAAACCGCCCAGTCGGTGAGCAATGCGGCCAACGGCTTCCGGCTCGATGAATATCGCGTCGTCTCCTGGGGTAATTCTGCCGTGTGATGTATGCGCAAATGGCTCCTCGCGTTTCTTCTTCTCTGGCCTAACATGGCGACTCCCAGTCTAGTCAGTTTCATCATGGGGCCGTCAGCAAATGTTGGTGGCGGCCTCTGGACCTCGCCTGCCACTCAGCAGTTCGCCGACCCGCCACCAGCCGGATGTCTTCTGATGGCCTTCATTATTACCGGCGGCCCCGGCCCGACGATGGCGGCGAACGCAGTTACCGACGATCAGGGACAGACGTGGACGCGCGTTCTAAATCTTGTAGGTAACACCAACACCACGGGCTGGTTATTTAAGATGGAGAACACTGCGGCCAACGTTCGCAAGGTGACTTGCGCCGTAGGTGGTACCCAAGGTGTGGGGGGCCTCACGGTTGTCTTAATAGCGATCCGCAACGTCCTAGCCTCTGCCGCGACAGGAATAACGTGGAGCAAAGAAGAAACTGCGACTCCGGGGACGACGTGGGACAGTGGTGCGAATCAGACGCCCACCGCAGGCTCCTCGATCTACCATGTGGTCGTCGCCGCGAACGTCAACCACATCTTTGCGACTGGTGTAGCAGTAGCGGGCACAAACTACCAGTTGGAGGCCGCCGATCTCTTCCAAGGCCAAATCGCGCAGTCCTGGGAGGGCGTGACTGCCACCGCTCATAGCCCGACAGTGACCATGGCCGATTCCAACCTCTGGCTATCAATGGCAATCGAGGTGTTGGCGGGCACGAACGGAGCCGACACTCCGAACGGAAGCACCGTTCGCGCAGTGTGCAGCAACTACAACATCATGCCAATCGGCGTCACCACGGAGAAGTATCAATTCCCCTGTACCGGGAATTTGATCCTGGTGGACGTCTCCACAGGCTCTGATAGCACGCACACGATCTCTTCGATTACGGGAGCGACCTATACGGAACACGGAGCGAGTCCGAAGTCAGACCAACTCGGCGGCAGCACGATTCAGCATTTCCATGCCGACAACAATCCTCCCTCTAGGACGCTGAACGGCACGGTCACGTGGGTTGCTCCGCCTCAAGCAGGATCGGGCGGGTGCATCTGGCTCCGCGACATTAAGGGAATGGAGGTGAGCCCGCTCGATACCTCAGCTACGGGTTCCGGCATCCTGGCGGGCACGAACGGTGCGCTCTCTGGGCAGTTCAACCAGACGGTCGCAGGGGACCTGGACCTGGGAACGATCACGCCCTCAGCGGGCACTCGGCTTGTGACCTGGTACTCGGATGATGCGAGCGGATCGTTCGTCGGATCAGCCGATGTGACGGTGAACTTCCTGGAGCCCTATGTGAACCAGAACGGTGGGGCGGGGAACGACTACACCCTTGACTCGTGCCTTGGAAGCAAGATCGTAACTGGGCCGCAAAATGGCACCTTCCAGCGCAGCGCGACGGCGGCGGGTGTCGGCGAAGTTCTCGCGGCGGCGTACAAGGTAGCATCGACCACAACGAATTGGGCAAGCCTCGGGAGCGCATGGCATCCTGGACAGAGCCCTGGTCTCGGCGGGATCAGCTCGGCTCGATTTCAAACGAACTGGTGGCCGTTCAGCCCTCCGCCAACACCGACTGGACCAATAGGAGACAATATCTACATCCTGCCATGATGGTACAAACGCAAACATTCGAATATCAAAAAGGGCGCGAAGAAGAACTCGCGCTGATTTCGCAAGTACTCTGGGTGATGGGCGAGGGCAACTATGAGGAAGCGAAACGCATCCTCATCCATCGCCACGATAAGTTGACCGCAGCACCCAAGCTGAAACTCTACGATCAGCGTGAGTCCAGTGCATGACTTTCATCATCGGCACTCCGCACACGAAAGGCGCAGGCTATTTCGTCAACGACAGGAGGCTGCGCTCCCGCCAGGAAGCGGACGTACAGACTTGCTCTCACTGCCAGGCCGTCATCAAGATGCAGGAATGGAAGGACGACGGCGCGTGGTGCGCGAAGTGCATGAAGCCGATTTGCGTGAAATGCGGAACTCGCGCTCTGACCTTCGGTTGCGAACCATTTTTGAAAAAGATCGAGCAGTACGCCGAGCAACAAATGCGTTTCGAGAAGCTAGGGGTGGACGAGCCGGTTCCCCAGCGCTCCCTTGTCACCGGCTCTAAGGAGTAGATCATGGCGCAGTACAGTTCTGGAACACCGGCAACCTACACCCCGACCGCAAGCACGACCGTACTTTCCCACTGGGCTCTCACCGTTCTTACGGTCGGCCAAATGGCGAAGGTGAAGCTGATTTCTTGGGGCGGCGATGGAACCTCCCTCGTCGGCTACGTCAGCCGATGGGCACGCGTCAATAACACGCCAGCCACGCCCACGGCTTTGTTGATCGCGCCATCTAATCCGATCGCTGTCTCAATGGCGACGGTCAACACTTATTCAACCGCTCCTACAGGCGCGGCGGATAACAATCTCTTCAAGCAGAACTGGAACGTGCAGGGCGGCGGCGGGGTCGTAGTCTTGCCGATTGGCGGCGAATGGTTCGTCGTCGGCGGCGCGCTCGGAACGGCGTTCAACCAAATCGGCGCTGGAAATGTGACGGGTGCGGATGCGAATCTCTCCGCATACGCGCTACAGTGGGAAGAGTGAAATAGATGGCTGACAAATATCTCTGGGGTAGCCATGCTCTGCAGCATGGTAATGCTGAGGGGCTGAAGAGCGGCGTTTTCCCCTCGGTGCGCAAGGGCGCGGTCGCTGCCGTAGCGATTGCGTTCATCTTTGCGCCCCAGCAGGTCTACACGGATGTTCCGTCGTTTGTCGTCGCTCCTCTCGTTTCCGGCAAGACTCCGAGAACTATCCCGATTGTCAGCGGGGCTCCGCAACTCGCAGATCTGACGCAGCAGGCGTGGATACAGCCTTCGGTTGTAGGAACACGCCCACGACTTATACCGCTCACGACCGGCGCTCCGCAGCAGGTTGACCTTACTCAGCAAGCGCAGTTCAGCAGACCTCCCGCTCAACTGCATGGAGCGGTTCCAGCGACGACGTTAGCGCCGCCTCAAAGCGACCCGACGCAAATAGCCGCGGTTGTTCAGGCCTCAACCCGCGCTGCGGCGATCATTCCGAATCCGGTTGCGCCGTTCTTCTCGGTTCCACCACAGAACGAGAATAGGCAAGAGAGCGCTATATGGGCATCGCTCAGGGCCGGACAAACGCCTGTCGTTATTCCATCTCTCTATGTCTGGCCTACCGTTCCTGTTTCACCTCAGGACGATACGAGCGTCAATACGAGCATCGTCTGGACGCCAAGCACGTTCACCCCAAGTGCTCCAGTACCTCCGCCAGTCGCTCCGGCTGCCACAACCGGGGGAGGACGGTGGTTCGGTTACTACCCGACCACCGAAGAAAAAGAATGCCTCGAACGCGAAATACGAATTGTCGTCAGGCAGAAGAAAGCCATCGAGAGACAGCTTTCCTTTGCCCCGAGTCGAGAGGATTTATACGAGCTGATAGAACGTCTCAATGCAGTGCAAAGACGCCTGAATGCACTGACGACCGAGTACGTCTATCTCGTGGAGTCGTGGAAAACCTACAGGACCAAACTGGATGAGGAAGAGGAAGAGTTCATGCTGTTCATATCCGCCAATCTATGAGTGAGCCGTGGAAGGCGGCAGTCAGTGAATTGCGTCAGTCAGGTCACTACAACATGGTGATCCAGAAGGTAGAGTCACTGGAGCCTGTCGTTCCGGTCTTCGACTACAGGGGACAGTCCAATTTCGAGGAGATCAAGTTCAAGCTCGCCCAGAGACAATTCTGGGAGCTTATCGTCAACGTACTGAAAGGCAATGCCCAATGAGTGAGTCCCAAACCACCCAAACCACAGAAGCACCCCAAACCAAGACCGAACCCGAAGTCACTCTCGACGATGTCTACCGCGATGCGGGCCTAGACAAGATCGCAGAAACCCAGGTTCAACAACCGCCGCAGCGTCAGGAGACGCCTCCGGCACCCCCGAAGATTGAGCCTTCAAGTGTTCCGGACCCTTACGACACGGAAAACTTCAAGGCTTACCAAGCTCGGCTATTGGCCGAGACGACCGCGTTACGTCAGAACCAAGCGAGTCTAGCAGCCTACGTCACCAATGTTGAACGTGAACGGGCCAAAACCGCTCTGGAAGGTGATATCAAATCAGCCGTTGCGAAAGTCAATGATGTCGTGAATCACCCCGAACCGGAAGTCGTCGAGGCGATGCTCGATGCAGAGGCGAGGAGAAATCCCAAGTTCAAGGCCCTGTGGGAAAACAGGACCAAGAACCCGCAAGCGTGGGATAACGCCCTTTCCATAACTGCAAAGAAATTCTCCGAGAAACTGTCGGTGAAGGTGGATCCAACTCTCGTTGCAGCGCAGCGGGCCAGACGCGACTCGCAGAAACAAATGGCGACGACGGCCCCCGAGGAACCCGACGAAAAGTGGTCGGATGACTCGAAGTTCTCGGAACAGTGGGATCAGTTGTTGGGGCGGTAGTCTCTGGAAAGGATAGGTAAGGCATAGTGGCCGCTCTAGTCACCACCAATGCAACGACCCTCGTACAGCCAGTAAATTTCGTGCTGATGAAGGGTCTGCTTCAGGCAGCAAGAAAGAAACTTCCCTACTTCAACGGCACCCTTCCGGGTGAGCTTATCAAGAACGGGGGAAGCTCCGCAGTCAAGTGGGAGCGTATCAACAACCTGACCGCCGTAACCACGGCGCTCGGTGAAGTCGTCGGTACGTCAGCGTTCCTCTTCGGACGTTCCCTTGTAACACCGACCTACTCGTCCGTGACCGCAACCGCCGCGAAATACGGCAACGCAATCCAGGTCACCGAGGAAGTCGATCTTTTCAACGTCAACACGAAGGCCGCAAGGCTGATGGATACCATCGGAGCGAATGCCGGGGAGTCCTTGAACACCATCGCCAAGGCCGAGTACGACAACGCTGCCGCTGCGAACACCCGTTTTGCCAACAACGCAGCGGGCGGCGCGGCGAATACCTCGAACGTCGCTTCCAAGATCGCTACTACCGACCTTCAGTTCGCAGTCAACAAGCTGAACGTCAATGCGGCGATGCCCTTCACACCGATGGCTACCGGTTCCAGAAACATCGGCACCAACCCCATCCGGGCGTCCTACTACGGCATCTGCCACGTGGACGTGGAGGAAGACGTGCGCAACATCACGGGGTTCGTCCCTGTGGAGACCTACGGCGGGTATACCGAGACCATGCCCTTCGAGTTCGGGCATGTAAACGGCATCCGCTGGGCCTCCACTCAGGTAGCGACCATTCAGCTATCTGCCGGCAAGAAGACCGCTACGGGGTTCCGCGGGTCGTCCAACATCCTGAACGACGTGTACTCGACGTATGTGTACGGTCGTGAAGCGATTGGGACCGTGGGATTGGGGAACATGCACGCCTCCAACTCCTACGAGATGTACAACCCGAAGTACCCTCCGGCAGTCGAAGTGATCTTCAAGCCTGTAGGTAGTGCGGGTGCGGGTGACCCGTACAATGAAATTGCTTCGCTGGCGTGGAAGAGCTGGTTCGTCGCAAAGATTCTCAACTCGAACTGGCTCATCAAGATCAAGAACCTCGCATCGAAGCTCTAACGCAACCGGCGGGGGAGGAAACTCCCCTGCCTTTTTCATGGCGACCCTTCATATGCCGATGCCGGATAACCAGATTTACGTAGAAGTCAGACTCACCGGGCGTGTGTTTCGTATGACTCTTGGCATACCGGACGCACCCGGACACGTCTCTCCGACCGATCTTCGTGACGACTGGATGAGACCGAAGGTGATCGCGGCTCTGAAACCGATCTTCGGAAAGATTGCTGAAAAGGTCAGCGCCTAATGGCGATGCAATTCCTGGACGGAGTCAACCGTATACTGCGCATCAACGGCATCATTCGCGGGGATACGGACGTTCTGGTGACGTTCGCAGATACGTCGCATAACTCCACGTCCCAACTCGCGCAGATCTCCATTCAGACGGAGATATCGGAACTGTCGAGCAAGAGCGAGTTCCCTTACCAGCACAAGACTAATGGATCGCTGACGTGCGCCACGAATACGCGCAGCTACCCTCTGGCGTCGGACTTCATTCAGCTCTGGGGGCGTCCAGCGTTCTTCTACGACGCTATTGCGAACTACACCATTCAACAGTATCCAGGTGGCGAGAACCAGTTGAGGACGGATATTCAGACCTACCGTACCGATCCCGGATATCCGCTCTGGTACTACTTCGAGCTCGGCACGACCCAGCAGGTTTCGTTCTATCCGGTTCCTGATTCCATAAGAAACGGCCTAGTCATAACCTACGATTACTCTGCAAGCGTCAACGTGGTGAACTCCACGGACACGCTGCCCCTGACGACCATAGATCAGCAGTACGCTTTCATCGACATGGCCTCCAGGCGCTTCAAGTTCCTCTTTGAGGGAAAGGTCGATATTCCGATGGACTCCGATCCCGTGTACCGAGAGGCGAGGGCGCGTCTATTCAGCCTGATGGGCTGGAAGCAGCCCCCCAGGACTTACGGGAGGATTTACGTCCCCGGACAGAACTTGTACAGGTACTAAATGCCACAGGCTCAAGCAAGCTACTCTCAGGGTGCGGAACTATGGTCGGATAACGCTCCGCAGCCGCGGTTCTTGCTTGATTTCAAGTACGGCCTGAACGAGAACGCTTCTCCGGATGCGGGTGAGTGTTCGGTAGGGTTCAACTTCGAGATGAACGCCACGCAGTCTAGCTTCATCCCGAGAAAGCCTTTCGACCTTGCCGGAACCGCGCCAAATGGCGGTGCTACTACGGGTCTGTTGCAACTCATCAAGAGGGACAATACCGAAACCACTCTGACCGTCAACGGGAACACGGTTTATCAGTGGGATGGTGCATCAACCTTCACGAGCAAGGGAACGGTAACGACTCCGGCCTGGTTGCGGGACGCCTACTGGTCTCTCGGTGACTATATCGTCATCTCGGACGTGCAACTGAACAACGTGGTGAAGATGTGGGACGGGACGACGTTTCAGAACCTACCGACCGGACTGGGCGCGAGTTTCTCGGCCAAATACGCGGTCGTCCACCTGAATAGGGTATGGTTTTTCAACATTAAGTCGGGCTCGACGCTCCTGCCGCACATGATCGTTGCAAGCGCATTCGAGAACCCGCAGAGCTTGAATACCTCGACACGAGGAGGTCCGTCGAGCCTTGGAGGGGGGTCGTTCAGTACCGGCCTTGAGGCGTTTTTCCTCCTTGCGCCGGACTTGAAGCCGATCAACGGGGTCACGGTCTTTGCAAACCAGATCATCCTTTCTACCGACAGGGGACGGATGTGGACGATACAGGGTACTTCGTCCAAAGACTTCCAGATTGTTGACTTCCAGGACCACTCTCCTGCAATAGGCACCGAATCCGTATCGCAGATCGGAAACGACGTGATCTTCGTGAGACAGGGCGGAGCGATAGCTCTCTTGTCCGCCACTCAGGCTTTTGGTAACGCTTTCGTGTCGGACCTGTCTCGCTGGCTTCCGACCACGACTAACAACCTTCAGACGATCAACGCTATCGTCTACGACGTTCTGAACCAGAAGGTGCTGGTGTTCATCCCGAACAAGGTCTTGGTGTTGTTCAAGGACCTTTTGAATCAGGAACGCTCTCGTGTAGAGGGTGGAATCTCACCCTGGAGTCTCTACACAACGAACGATTCGAGCAGCTTCAATACGAACGCCGCCAAGTATATGTGGCGTCCTGGGACGCAGAACTACACGGTGTTCTTCGGGGATTCCACCGGAAGGATACTCGACCTGAACGGCCAAGGGTCTGGAGATGTTGGAACGCTTATACCGTTTCTGAGACGCTCAAGGCACATCGGTACGGACGTGATAAACCCATGGCCGTGGGTCCAGGAGAACATCACGGGAAGGATCAAGTACCGACGCCTGACGCCCTTGAACGTTTCGGTGACCCTGGATTGGGACGACGAATACAACACGGCTACGAATGTCGTTGCCCTGAAGGGTTCTCCCGCAGGAGACATCGCCGCATACTTCGGAGGGAACTTCTTCTATAACGACGGTGTTTTCTACAACGCCGGGTTCTCGTTTGCGAACCGGGTGTCGAACATCGAACTGGACCCGGGCGGCAAGGGTCCGGGGTTCTACTTGTCCATATCGGGAAACTATGGGGCAACCACAACACTCCCTCAGATCGACGCGATCGAGTTCGACTGACCGACCGACGAAGGAACGCCGGGAACGGTTGCTCGGCACGTCGCGCCCCTACATTCGCCCCTTCACGCGAGACGACCTGTGGGTCATGTGGGCGGCTTACGATCTTGGGTCGTTTCCGAATCTTGAGAAGATGGGCAAGGAGCAGTTCGTCAAGTGGCTGACGTATTTCGCATCGAACAAGTCCTCCTGCCTGATGGTCGAGGACAACTGCAAGTGGTTCAAGGAAAAGCGCGGTCCTGTGGCGTTCATCTCCATCGACAACTACGGGTGGAGGATCGAGCCGCAGGTTGACTTCTTCAAGTGGGCGACGCCGAGAATCATCCTGCGATGCAACGTATCGTTTTTCCAGATGGTCCGGTACTCGAACAAGGTCGGAGTATGCCTGGTGAGGTCCAAGGACAAGACCGTGAACTTGTTCGACCACCTGAGAGAATACGGAGTATTGTTCCCCTGTGGGAAGATCCCGGAAGGAACTCCGGACGGAGACGAACACCTGTACTACGTGAGAGGACGCCATGCACTTAATGGGACTGGAAGAGATGTTGGGGATCGAGGAAATCGAGATCGAGGGAAAGAAAGTCCAGTTCACGAAAGGCGTGGGCCAGTACAAAGGGATGAAACTGCTCACGGACGGGAAGATGGTCTACACCGAACAGAAGCAGCCGATAGGGCGACTGGACAAAGGCAAGCTCGTGATGCAGCCGAGGCAGTGACATGACCATCGATCCCACCACTGGGTTGCCCTATAGATTGTCTGCTGGGGGGAATCCTAACTTTAGAGAGGGCGGCGGATTCCAAGGATACGGCGTCGATCCACCTCCTGGAATTATGGGCAGTCCTGGTCTGAGTCCCGGAGGACAACTCCCTCCTGGGTTCTCATGGAATGGCAATCAAATAGTCCGTCCTGATAGCCCGGTTCAAATGGGCGATCCGTACAGCATGACGACTTTTGACGACAACAACACACCCAACACGAGCTACGGCAACTGGGACCGCATCCCCGGACCCATCAGCAATACTTTCGGAGACGCACAACCAGGCTCAGTTGGATGGTTGACCGAGACCGGCATAGGGATCGGTGGAGGAGCCGTCCTGAGTGGTCTGGGGGCTGCTGGCGGTGTAGGCGGCGACGCCGGAGCTGCCGCCGGAGGTCCTGGAGAGGCCGGGTCCGCAGGACTCGGAGGAGACACGGGTCTCTACGGTAGCGGGGTAGACGAATTCGGTAATCCTACTCAGGGCAACTTCCAAGGCGGCCCCGGCAGCCCCGGAACGGGTCCTGGTGACGTTCCCTACCCGGGCGATCCCAGTTCCGGATTCCCCAAGATTCCTGGGCTTCCTGGAGGCGGCGGGGGCGGTGGCGGTGGTCCGGGTGGACTTCCTTCGTGGCTCACTGGCGGCGGCGGACCTTCTCTAGGATCCATGATTCCTCCCGGGTTAGCCCTTGCCTACGCTTCCGGCCAAAAGCCGATCGACACTTCTCGCCTGGTAGACACGTACAACGCAGCCGGTGCCAATGCCCCCGCGTTCGTCAATGCTGCCATAGCCCCCGCTCAGCGGGCCCAGGCGACTGGCTACGGAGACATCCTGCAATCGCAAGGACAACGCGGGATCAGAGGGTCGAGCTTCGGTGACACTTTGATTTCTGACTTCCTCTCCAAGAGCAACGAGAACATCGGAAACGTCGGAGCCAGTGCCGCCGCTCAGGCGCTCGGGCTGCAAGGCGGTCTTGCGGGGAATATCGCACAGCTTAACGCTCAGTCCCAGCAGATGAAGAACGATCTCTACGGTCGAGCGTTTGACCTATTCGGGCGTTCGCTGAATCCCGGAGCATACAACCCGAGCATCAACATCGGGGGAATGCCAGGGATGCCCACGCCTGGGGCTCCAAGTTCCCCCGGAATGAATATACCGCCATGGATGAGGCAAGCCGGAAACAGTATAGGAAACTGGTTTGGTGGTGGTGGAGATTCTTCTCCCTCGATTGACTTCAGCTCTTACGCAGGATGACCCATGAGCTTCCTTGAGGACCTTGGCACCGGACTGCGGGGGGCGGGGGGCGTGTTGTCTCCGCAAGTCTACAAGGAGCAGAACGTCGAGAGAGAACGTCAGCTTCCTAACCTTCTTCTGGCGACGCAGGTTCAGGAACAAGTACGCAAGATGAAGGCCGATGAAACGTTCAGGAATATCCTTGCCAGCAAGACCTCCAGTGCTCCGATAACTGGAGCGAGTTCCTTGCGTGACGCCATGAAGGACGTTCCCGTGGAACTGATTGCCGCGTCTCCCATGGCTGAGAAGATGAGCAACATGGCATCGCAGTTCCAGGCGAGAGAAGATCAGGCCCAGGCCCGTTTCTACGCGATCGAGGAACGCAGAAGAGAAGCCGACATGCGTTCCGAGGATAAAAGACTGTCCTTGGCCGAGCAGGGAAGAGCGAGAGCGGAAGCCAATGAACTGAGGCTCCAGATAGCTCAGATGGTGGACACTACTCGCAGGGCTGGTATCAACCTCAGAAACGAGGGGAAGTTGACTCCCGAGGCCGTGAACAACGAAGCGATGTATTCGATCATCAACGGCAAGATCAGACCGGGTGCCGTTGCTTGGGGGGTGTCCGGTAACGCAGACCGTACAGCCATTACTAACCGCATTGCAGAGATTGCCACTGAATACGGTATCCCTCCTGAAAAACTGGCATCTCTAGGGCTTACCAATCGAGCCAAGGCTTCTGCGTTGCTTCAACTGGAAAAGCAGCGTAATGCTGTTCAGGCTTACGAACGGTCGTTCATCGCTCAAGTAGACGTACTCGATCAGTTGTCGGACAACGTCGCTCGTACTGCATCGTCTTGGGTCAACCGACCCTTGAACGAACTACGGCGTAGCGGAATGGGAAGCCCTGACGTAGCCGAGTTTGTAGCGCAGATGAGGCTGGTTCAGACGGAGGCCGCGAGAATCATCGCCAATCCGAACCTCACTGGACAGCTTACCGATACGGCGCGCGAGGAAATCCGTCATGTCATTGACGGCAGCATGACTCCGGCGCAGGTGAAGCGCGTTGCAGCACGACTCAAGACAGATGCCCGCCTCAGACACGAAGGTCTTGACGATCAGGCCGCGTCATTGGGGGCTGAAATTACTGGTTCTACGGTCATGCCAGCCGCGCCTACTGCAACAACTCCAGCTCCCGGTGCTCCCGCTGCGCCCAAGCAGTCTGACCCTCTCGAATACAAGGGGTACAAGTTCCCCAATCAAGAAGCTTTGGATAACTTCAAAGCGGCGGGTGGATAATGGCGAGCGGAGGGGTATTTTCAGGGATTGACGACATCCTGGATATCTACAGGGCGAAGACTCCTCAAGACCGCGAGGCGCTGTGGGACAGGCTGTACGAGTACGAGAAGTCTCAGAGACAGCCGGTTCCAATTCCTGACCGAAAGGCGTTGCCGAGTCAGGTGGAGAAGAAAACTCCCAAGCCAGAGGACTTCGGGGCCGTTCCTGTAACCAAACCTCCGAGACCTGAAGATTTCGGCGCTACCGCTGTTCGTGGAGCGTCCGGCATGTCCTCAAAAATACTCTCCGATATAAGAACGGATATAAGAACGATCAGAGACGTACAAAAAGAAGCCGCTGGGGCTGCCTACGAGATTGGCGGAAAGATCACAGACATCACGAAAAGCCCCACCGCCGGATACGTGGCTAACGTAATTGCCGAAACCATACCTTCTCTGGTAGGCGGGCAAATGGGTTCCAAGGCAGCACCGCTTCTAGAGAAAGGGGCGACTGCTTTGATGCAAAGCGCCCTGAAGCCCACCTTGGAACAGTTGAGGACCGGGAAGGCCGCAAAAGCGATCCAGACCTTGCTCGATGAAGGCATCAACGTATCCAAGGGCGGCATAGCGAAACTCAAAGCGAAGATTGCGGAACTCAACGAACAGATAGCAGAGGCAATCAAGAGCTCACCAGCGACCGTTGACAAGGCGAAAGTAGCGGGCGCTCTGCAAGGGACTCTGGATAGGTTTTCAAAGCAAGTCAATCCCAAGTCGGACCTTGCCACAATCGAAAATGCGTGGACCGAGTTTCTCACTCACCCTCTTCTGACAGGGAAGCAGGACATACCTGTGAAACTCGCCCAAGAGATGAAGCAGGCGACCTATAGAGAGCTGGACAAGAAATACGGGGAATTGGGGAGCGCAGCCGTAGAGTCGCAGAAGGGCCTCGCCCGCGGACTGAAAGAAGGTATAGCCGAAGCCGTCCCCGAGATTGCGGGATTGAACAAGAAAGAGTCCGAGCTCATCAACGCTCTCAACGTTGTGGAGAGAAGGGCGTTACTGGAAGCGAACAAGAACCCCGGGGGTTTGGCATGGCTCGCCAACAACCCCAAGACTTGGGCGCTCTACATGGCCGATAAAAGCGCCCTGTTCAAGTCCCTTGCAGCGCGTCTATTGAAGTCTCAGTCCGCAAGCATACCGAGAACAGCAGGACAGGTCGTCGGAGCATCCGTAGGAGCATTCGAGGGTCAGGAGTGAACGTCCTCGTAATCGACTCTGACGGAGTCGGCCTAGACTTCTGCATGAGGTGCATGGAACACGGTCACTCGGTCAAGCTCTTCCTCAAGAAAGACCACGGCGAGCGCGACTCGACCGGAGACGGCCTGGTAGAGAAGGTTCCCGAGTGGGAGAAGTGGATGCAGTGGGCGGATCTCGTCGTGCCCACACACAACAGCGTCTACCTCGACCGCCTGGAATACTTCCGGAACCTGCGCTATCCGATCTTCGGCCCCTCCAAGCAGTCGGCGCAGCTCGAAGTGAACCGCGCCTACGGGATGTCCGTCTTCAAGAAGCACGGCATCGAGGTTCCGCCGTATAAGATGTTCCAGACGCTCGACGAAGCGGAATCCTACGCCCTGAAGACCGACCGCACGCTCGTCTTCAAGACCGTGGGTGACGAGGAGGATAAGAGCCTTTCCTACGTCTCTCGAGGCCCCGATGACATGGTGAACCGCATCCGGTCCTGGAAGAAGAAGGGCCTTAAGCTGAAGGGTGCCTGCATGCTCCAGGACTGCATCGAGGGCATAGAGATCGGCGTCTCTGCCTGGATGGGAAGCGACGGGTTCCTCGGGGCGTGGGGCGAGAACGTCGAGTATAAGAAGTTAATGGCCGGGGGATTCGGACCGAATACGGGCGAGATGGGCACGGTCATGTGGTACGCGGAACAGTCCAAACTCGCCAAAGAGGTGCTAGCTCCGATGGAGAAGTTCCTCATGTCGATCGACCATCGCGGGGACCTGGACGTGAACTGCCACATCGACGCGAACGGAAAGGTGTGGCCGCTTGAATTTACCGCGCGTCTCGGTTGGCCCGCGTTCTTCATCATGTGCTCTCAGCACGAGGAGCCGTGCCAGTGGATGCTCGACAGCCTGAACGGCAAGGACACGCTGCGGCATTCGACGGATGTGTTCACCGGACTTGTCATTGCACAGCCGCCGTTTCCGAATAACGGGGTGAGCAAGGCGGAGCTCGTCGGGATACCGATACAGGGGATCACGCGCGATAACTGGTCGAACGTGCATCTGGTGTCCGCGAAGGTCGGGAAGGGCTACGAGGATCGCAAGGAGAAGGAAGTCTTCGTTACCACAGGTCCGTATGTCGCTTGCGTCACTGGACAAGGAGACACCGTTCGCAAGTCAGCGCGTAGGGCCTACAAGATGACCGAGCAGATATACATTCCGAATAGGATCGTTCGAGACGATATCGGAGAGGACTTGGTAGAGAAACTCCCTCTCGTTCAAAAACACGGATTCGCTACTTCAGTCGAGGCTTAAATGGGGTCACGCTACACGAACCAAACAATTTCCGGTTACAACTCATCGCCCCCGCCAGATGACGGCACGACCGTTGCCGCCAACAAGATCACTTGGGCGGGGATCAAGACGAAGCTCGCGGATGCGCTGAATACCTTTATCGCTGCCGTCAACTCGCAACTCGTCACCTTCACCGACTTCTCCAGCGTTACCACGTCCACGAACTTGACGACCGATGGAACGCATCACATGAAGACCATCGAGATCACGTCAGGCTCCCCGACGATCAGCCTGGGCGATGCCGCTTCGATGACGAACAACTACATCGTTACGGTGACAAATACGGGGACGGGCGCGCCCGTCATTGCGCTAGCGACTGCGGGGAATACGCTTGACGGGACTGCAAACGGGACGTTCACATTTCCCACTGGAACGAAGACCTCGTTCACGTTCAAGGTCAATAATGGGGCGACGGGGTATTACACGGAAGGGATAGGAGGAAACAAGGGCGCCCTGACTCTTGCTGGTACTCTGCAAGGACCAAGCACAATGTTATCCCCGATAACGAATTCTTTAAGCGGGGATGTTACTCTCAATAATATCGCAAACTATTTTGACGGCCCTAGTGTCGCTCAAGGAACTTCTGGGACATGGTTTGCGGCAGCAACAGTGGATCTTCTGGACTCCAATCCCGCCAACGCCTATTTTCTTAAGCTCTGGGATGGAACAACGATTATTTCGAGCGTGAAAATCACCGGTGCCGGAGGGAGTCAGGATAGCTCCGTCAGCCTATCCGGGTTTATCACGTCTCCTGCCGGGAACATTCGCGTGTCGGTGAAATGTACGTCATCCACGACGGCAAAAATAGTTTTTAACAGCTCCGGGAACTCGAAAGACAGCACGATTACAGCTGTACGTATCGCCTAAAACTCCATGCCTATTCCGATTCTTCTGTTGTAAAGGATAAGAGAAAGTTGCGCGGCTCCTCGGGCGTACTGCCACGTCTCTCTGTATCTTCTAGAAAACAGTGCGCTGATTGCCCAGTTTGCCGGTATTGATACTGCGAAGTAGTTATTGACTCTTCCAATTGACGGATGACTCCCAATAAGTGGATTGACTTCGTGGAATTCGGGATGTTTGGCGATATACCGTGTCTGTCCCCAATCGACAACTTGTAGGGTAGTAATGGCAATCTGTCGGTACGTGTCCTCGCGAGTCCAGTCGTCCGCCCAGGCAGAGGACGCAAACATTAGCAACAGCAGAAACTTCTTCATGAACGGAGTCTACTCCTAAATGACCCGCTGGTTCGACCCCTCCCTGCAAAATATCGTAATAGGCGATGCCAATGTCCCCTTGGACGGGACTGAAACAACCCTAATAAGCCAAGCGGGATCAGTAAGAGAGGTTGCAATAGGAAGCATTCCCGGGGTATCGACTCACGTTTCTTTCGGAAACGGAGCCCCCAATGATGTCAATGGGTCTAACGGAGACTTCTACTTCCGCCTAGATGGAACTCAGGCTGGGAATACCATCATTTACCACAAGGAAAGCGGAACCTGGGTGGCGGCTCTTACGGGACCAGTCGCTTACTATAACGGATGAACCTCTCCTCCTCCTTCTCACTTTCTGCATTGACCTTCAGCGAAACCGCAGTCAGGTGGCATAGATGAAGCTCAGAATCTCGCAGGGTCAGTCTACCGATCAGGGTTCATTCGGAGACATGACCCTTGAAAGCGGGTTGACCTGGAAGTGTCTTGAGCTTCCTTATCGCGGCAATCAGAACGGACTCTCCCGCATCCTTCCGGGCAACTATACGGCCAAGCTTGCGTGGTCAGAGCATTTCGGGCGCGACTTATACCACCTCAACGACACGAACGGGCGACTCGCCATTGAGATCCACTCTGCCAACTTCGCCGGGGATATTCTTCTAGGCTGGAAGTCGCAGTTGCACGGATGTTGCGCTCCGGGTAAGGAAGTGGGCGAACTCGACCGCGGCGATGGAATTATGCAGAGGGCGGTATTACAGTCTCGCCAGGCATTGGAAGAATTCATGACCGCGACGAATGGTGAGGACTTAGAGATAGAAGTTCTAGCATGAGCGCCCCCGTTGCAGACGTGGCCTGGTTCACCGTCCTGACGGGCGGAATTCAGTTCCTCACGGCCATCGTGATCGGGCTGGTCTGTTACATCATCAAGGGGATCATCACTTCGCACAAGGAACTGGCGGACAAGTTCGAGGAGTTCGCCCTAGCGTATGCGAAGGTCAGCTCGAATCCTCGGAACCTGGAAAATCTCCACATACGCATAGGCGAAATGGAGCATACTATCCTCGTCATGGGTACCGAACTCCACGGCAAAGGTCACATCAGCGAAATGCCCAAAATTGCCCAGGGAATTGGCTGGAGATAAAGGAGAAGAGAAATGACCCACGAAGAACTGGTGCAACATCTCGAAGAGCTGCACGCGCAATTGACCGCGCTGCTGATTAAGGTCAAGGAATCGACGCCGCAGCCGCTGTCGGGCGGTGGGCCGGGGCCGAAGTAGTGCGATGGTTAGCGCCGCTCCTCCTGCTGGGCGTGTTCCTGCGGCACCACACGAGCCAGTGGCTCCCAGGCTATTCTGCGGCGGAGTGGTTCTACATACTCGGTGGAGTATGGGAGGCGACCCTATGCGCTTCACTCCTCTTGCTTCTCAGGGAACCGTTAGTGCGGGTCGCGTTGTTGATTGGTATCCTGGAGGCCGCCCAGGTCTCGACGTGTGGGGCCATGCTTGGGTCAACGAGGCCACCGCCCGGAGTTGACGAATGCGACTATCTCATCGGCTTCCCGCTTGGCCCGTGGATAGTTGGACTCGAAATCATCCTGATCGCCGTCGTCACAGCGCGACAGTGGAAACGCTTGTAGGGATTACCCTTATGGTAGTTACCCTCATCGGAGTACAAGAAATATCGGTGTTGAATAGTCCGAAAGCAGCGTGCATAGTCCTCACCGTCGCCTTCTTTGCTGGGATGGTGAGCTACCGTCATGGTGCGACATGAGCCTTCTCTTGAAGAGCGGTTGCGTGCGCTTGAACAACTCGCCTCCGATGAAATCGCGGCAGAGAGGAAGCGTAGTACCTCCGTCTTTTCTGATGAGCAACGGCGACAAATGGACGAAATACTCGGGCGAGCTTTGGTGGCCTTTCTCGCCAGCGACCCCCTCACTAAGGTCCTTGACCTCCGCATCGAATACCGAACCTACCAGCAAGGTACACGTTTTGCTGTCTGGATGGTTCTCACGGTTATTTCTAGCGCCACGGCAGCCCTGGTCGCCTACTTCAAGCTCAAAGGATAGATGGTGAAGCTCGCGCTGATCCTCTGGGGCTCGACCGTTCTTTTCTATCTCCTCTTTCTCGTGTGGGCTTCCTACCACCAGGCTAGGGTTTGGCACCGCACGATTCCCTGGGAGGCTCTGGTGCTCATCGGTCCTGCGGTCCTGTTCGGCTTTATCCTCGACGTGGTGTGGAACACGATCTTAGGGAGCGCGCTGTTCCTCGAAGTCCCCTGGGTCGAGGACTGGCGACCTTGGACCTGGACATATACGAATCGCTTGAAGCGTTGGAAAAACGACATGACTTGGCGCGGATATGAGGCACGCTGGTGAGCTTCGCTCATCAACTGGGCTGACCCTGGGCATGTTTGAGAAATTCATCATGGCGCTCGCAATCGCGGACGTTCTCATGTGGGCACTCTATCCGTGGTATCTCGCAGTGAAGGGAGGACAATGAGCTTCAACTTGAGAGAGTTTCTAGGAGCGGTAGCGCCGACGATTGCGACAGCTTACGGGGGTCCGCTCGCCGGAATGGCCGTCAAGGCCGTCGGCGATGCGCTCGGTGTTTCGAATCCCACGCAGGACACCGTATCCGTCGCGCTCGCCAATGCGAGTCCCGACGTGCTGGCGAAAGTGAAACAGGCCGATCAGGACTTCGCCGCCAAGATGAAGGAACTGGATATCAACCTTGAGCAGATCGACGCCTCGGACAGGGCGAGTGCGCGAAGCATGCAGATCAGCACCCGGAGCCTTGCGCCGCAGCTCCTGGCCGGACTCATTACCCTCGGATTCTTCGGCATCCTCGTCGGCCTCATGGGCGGATGGCTGCATACCGGAGACTCGAACGAACTGCTACTATTGCTGGGCGCTCTTGCTACAAGCTGGGGCGCGGTGGTCAATTTCTACTACGGGTCGAGCCAGCAATCCCATATGCAAACCCGCATCCTCGGAGAGAAGGTGAAACCATGAAAAAACTACTCGCTCTGCTGCTATTCCTTTCGCTGCCCGCGTGGGGACAGGTTCCTCATGTGACGCAGCCGTTCAGGTATTTCTGGGATGAGGCGACGCCGAATGTGACCAATGTCGCCGGCGCGATCCAGGTCAATCACTTCGAGCTTCAGATTGATGCTGGACCCTTCAGCGTGATCGGCATTCCAGCCGGTAGTACGCCTAGCACTGTCCTAGGCTTCACTACGTTCGCCTTCCAAGCCGACCCGGCGCTCGCCCTCGGTACCCACACCTTCACGATCAAAACTTGCAGCGGCGCAACCTTGGGGGTGGGTTGCAGTACCACCGTCCCTTTCAGTTTTGTCTTAGATCCGGCAGCGCCCCCTTCCGCGCAGCGACTCGGCGTGGGAGTGTAGTCTGTCCGAAGGTATGACGCGCTGCCTGCTCGGCATCCTGTTGATGGCAGGTGCCGCGCAGGCGCAGACGGTGGTGCAGCTCACGCCGCCTGGCGCAGCCTTGGACAAGTTCACCGACTACCGTTTCTGCGGCCTGCCGCCGAAGCGTGATGCTGACGGGACGATCAGTCGGAGTTCGACGGTGGTTACGGCGTATAGGCACCTGCATCCCTGCCCGGCGACGGGTCTAGCATCAGGAGCTTGCCCCGGCTGGGCGCTGAACCACGTCTATCCGCTCGTCAACGGCGGCTGTGATGCAGTGTTCAACCTCCAGTGGCTGCCGACGCAGATCAAGTCCTGCTCGCTCGACACGGGAGTTCTCTGCGTGGACCGCTTTGAAGAACTGATCTTCGGCAGTCCGATGAGGCTCGTTCCCGCGCTCAAGGTGCCATGAGAAAATGGTTGCTCCTTCTTGCTTCGCTCTCCGGTGCTGCGGCGGCGCAGACGCACATCACCCAGCCCTTCAGCTTCGCCTGGGACTGGCAGGGGCCAGTCGACCGCTTCGAACTGAAGCTGGATGCGGGGGTGTATGCCTCAGTAGGTCTCCCAGCCTCAACCGCAGGGACTTACAAGCTCCTGGCCGATCCTGCGCTGGCAGGGAGCCATTCTGCAGTCGTTCGGGCCTGCACCGTGGCGGCAGGCTGTACGGGGGATTCCAACCTCCTCGCTTTCGTGGTGGACGCGCCGATCGCCACGCCCCCGTCTGCTCAGGCGCTCATGGTCGCGGTCGGGGGATCGCTGCCGTTGCCACCTCCTCCGCCACCCCCTCCCGCACCGACCGAATCCCCGAACCTGACCAAGGTCACTCAGGCAGGCGTAGGCTCGATCCAGGACAAGTCAGGATCCGTCTGGACCCTCGGCCCGAAGAATCCCGCGGTCGAAGGCGGGGTAGAATTCCAGATCGTGCAGAACGGGATAGGCTTGGACGGAGCTGCGACGTACCTGTGTTACTTCAGTCCGTTCCCCTGGGCGTTCAGCATCGGGAACTGGTATCAGTGGAACGGAACGACTTTCAATGGCCCGATGGGGGCCGGACCTGCGGGGTGCTGAGATGAGATACCTACCGTTACTATGGCCCGCCCTAGCTGGCGCGATCCTGATGCTTTGCATAGCCACATTTTTCTCTATCGCCTTCGCCGCAACTTCCATCGCGGAGTCCAAGACGCCCAAAGCCAAGGCCGGCCCGCTCCACGACCGAGCGTTCTGCGAGAACCAGGCCCGAGTGGCGATGAACGCGCAAAAGGCTCCTGTCGGTCATCCGGCGAAGATCAAGCCTGCGGGCGGCGCTTACGAAGCGTGTATGCGTAAGAAAGGTCGTCAGCCGTAGGAATGCCTTACGCGAAGGATATCGAGGAGCGCATCCGCATCGCCAAGGAGAAGGCGGACACGGCACAGCGTAACTACGAGGAAGTGCTCCGCATAAAAGCCGCCGCTGAGGTTCGCAAGACGAACGCTACGCGCCGCCGCGGACTCTACCAGTTAAGGAAACTGAACCAGGGCAAACTCAAGCTCGGCCTGTGCGCTTGCGGGTGTGCAGCTTGGGTCTATCCGCCGGCGTCGATTATCGAGATCCCGGGCGGCCCGAATCTCATCTGCAAGCCAGAATGCAAGAAATGGCTCAACCGGACGCTGACTGAGAGGCTCTAGCGCCACAGGCATGTGCTGACCCATACCCGCTTCCCGCCTGCCGGAATCTCCTGACTGAACGTCGCGTAAGTCCTTCCCTTCAATTTCTTGAGCTTCAGCAGTCCATCGCAGACCTTCATCGAGGCCGGGATGATCGACGGAGCGGCGTAGATTTCCTTCGCCCTCGCATCGTCCATCAGGATGAATACCAGCACCGCTACGAGAAGGAGCAGTAGCCCGAGACGGTGCTCGTGGGTCATGGGATAAGCTCTCCGATTGCCTTGCGTGAACGGCGTGTGTTTCGTGAGTTCCGCATATGCAGCTTTTGATCGTAGCGCAAATGACAGCGTTGACACATCGCTTTCAGGTGTTCGTCAAGGGCGCAAAGGGGCTCGCAACGACAGGGACCGCCTTCGGCATTCAGGTGCGCGACTGTGAGCACGATCTTTCCTTTGGCCCACTTCGCGAACGTACCGTTTCGCTCCTCGCAACGCTGGCCCGGATGCAAGCCGCACTCTCCGACGCACTCGCACCGTTGTCCAGCGCGCTCACGAATTGCGAGCGAGATATCCTTCCAATTCTTCGGATAGCGAGACTGATCCTTGATCGGCACCTATTCCCCGTTGCCCCTGGCGGCGCTCTGGGCGCGTACGTCCATCTGCCGGATCATCAACTTTGTCATTTCGTCGAGCAGCACGTAGCAGTGTCCGCAGCGCGAGCAATGCGCGGCTAATAATCTGATACCTGAGCTTCCCTCGCAGATCACGCGATCCTCTATCTTGCCGTGAAAACCTAGTTTGCAAAGCAAGCTCACGCCTTCTCCTTCCTCACCCGCTCCAGCTCAGCCTCCAGAGAGGCGATGCGGTCGGATTGATGTTCGACTGTCTTATCCCGCTCGCACATCATGTCTGCGCCGCAGTTCTCGCAAACCTTATGCGCCCAGCCTAGCTCCAGCGCCTTCTCCGCAGCCCGGAGCCGCGTTTCGAGGGAGCGGGCGTGCACTCCCAGAGCCACCATCGCTTCTCACCATCGGTCACACGCCGAAAGCGGCCCAACGCACTCTCAACAATCTCGCTCACGACTCCCCTCCCTCAGACTGCGGGGCGGGCGGGAGGGGCAGCGGGGAGCGAAGGGCTAGTTTCTCTATTTCCGTTTTCAGCTCCCACCAAACCTGAAATAAATTACCTGCTGGACGACCACTGGCGTCTGTGTCCAGAACTACGTCGTGCATTTTATCGACCTGTCGGATGAGATTGATATTCTCCGCAGCCTTCCCCGGCGCTTGCTGATCTAGGGCGGATAGCGCGAGGTCGCGTAAGCCTACCAGCATCCCCCAAGTGAATACGGTGCATCGCTCCCATTTTGGCTCGATGGCCGCTGCTTGGGCGAATACCTTCTCGATCATTTCGCGGGTGATCCCTTCGGCGGGCTTGGTCATGGGCGGTCCTCAATCCTCTGCTCTAGCGTCATGTCACAATCCCTGCGATTCGAGCCAGTCGGCTACTTCTTCTCGGCTTTGCCCTTGCTGCTCATATCTGCGTTCCCCCTCTATCAAGAGTGTAGTGGAAACGCCGCACTTCTCTGCCAATTCTGGGAAACGGCTACTAAGAAAGTGGTTATCCCCGCCGCTTCCGAGCCATGCAGCCCCGATCACGCACGCGAAGCAGTGACCTCCTGATTTCACTACCCACACGCGCGCTCCGTATTCTCGAGACGACAGACTCTTTTTGATTCCGCGCTTGATCGCTTCAGAAAGTTTCAGCTTGCCGACTTTCTGCTGCTCACCTTGCGGCCTGACTTGCGTATCCACGAATGCCATCACATCCTCCTTATCTGCTGCTTGCGTTTGTGCCACTTCACCTTCGGTGCGCCCAGACATTTCGGTATCCAGGTCGCCCGCGTAATGACTCCATCTGCCCTGCGATCATCATGGCGCTGCACGACGACCCATCCCGAAGGACAGTACGGCCCGATGATGCGGGGAGCAGCCAGCGCAGGCGCGGAGGTCTGTTCGGCAACCTGTGATCCGCCTAGCCGAGACTCCTGCGCGGCTGCATCCATTGCCCTGCACGACTCGAAGGCGCAGAGCCCAGCGGCGGCAAAGAAGCAACTTGCGAGCTTACCTTGCCAGCCGATTGTCATTCTCACATGCGCTCCAAAGTGAAACGCCCCCAGCCAAGATGCTTTAACCTCAGCCCCCATCTGCGGCAGATGAGCGAGACTTGATCGGGGGTGAGCGAGCCGATGGGGTATATGGTCGCGGTCATGGTTTGCCGTCCAGTAGAAATTCTTTTATCGCCAGCGGAATGCCGCCGAGGCTAACGATCGTCAACGAAATCCCCAGCCCAGCCCAGAAAAATCTTGGCGGCCCCTCAAACGGTATTATTCCAGCGCCAATCAACGAAAGGGTGATAAAGGCGCCGAGTACGTTAAGGAAGAATAAGCACACACAAGCGGCGAAAATTATCTTGCACACTTTGCTCACACTTCCTCCCCCGGCTCAGCGACCGCGTGCAACTTCGATGACTGATGGCGGTTCATAAAACATCCTTGTTTATTTGATTTCACTCTGTAGGACTAGGGGAACCTAGTTATAGGCTTTACCCTCCGCTCTCAGAGTCGCCTTCATGGTCTGCCACGCTCTGATCTTCGCTTCCGCTGCTGCTCTCATGTTCGAGAACTTCTCGTCTTCGAAGATCGCTACCTTCAAGCCTTCAAGATGATTCTTATACCTTGTGTCTGCGAAGGCGTATCTTTCCTGGGCGTTCACAGGTTCTGAGAGATGTTCCGACATGACCATAGCTTTCATGACGTTCTTGGTGTTCTCAAGATGTTGTCTGTTGGCTGTAGCCTGGGCTGCTTCGGTTGCTGTGTCTCGAAGATAGTCCAAAGCTTTGTCAATGTCGGAGTCGGAGATCATCAGAATGGCGTATCGTCTGCAAGTTCAGCGAGTCTCTTATTCGCTTCGTCGATACTCAACTTCTTTGCCGGTTGCTGTTTCCTTCTGAATCTGAGACCTCCGACCATCTCACCACCGAAGGAAACGTTTTCATCAAAATGAAGCTCGATTTCCTTTCCGATCCAGGCGTCGGTATCATCCGACCCGAAAGCCTTTTCTGCAATCCTGATATTGGTAACGTTCAGGATCATGGGCTTTTCAAATTCGGCAAACTTCACCGCCCACTTATATTCCGGTTCAGCGTCTTCTTTTGCCATGTTCACCTGTTTCACCCCACGGATGGTGACAATGACGGGCTCGGGGATATCCGTACCCTTGAGGTACTTGCTTGAAACCATGTCACTCGTTCTCGGCACTGTATCTCCTTTCGGCTATCTGAAAGCGTTTGATGGCTGCTCTAATACCTGGATAGGCTTCTAGTTGAAGCCACAACCAGAGTTGTTCGTGTACGTCAGTGACTTCGCTTGATAGGACGTAACATCCCCACTCATTACCTTTCTCGAAAGACCTGATGATCGCAACGACAAGATTAGCAAGCTCTTGCCTTCTGGCTCTCGTGAGTCCGAGGTCTTCATCGGTTCCCATGGGAAAGAAAGAATCCGATCAAATTAGCATCCCAATCTCGTTGTTGGTCTATTTCTTCACTCCATCTTTCCCAATCAGTATCTTGTTGTTGTGTTCCATCAGGAGGAGAAAAGAATTGATCCCGTTCAGTGTCCATTACCTTCCCCTGTTCAAGTCTCTGGCTTGTCCGTGTCTGGGGTCGTCGAGGTATTGGTCTTCGTCCCAATTGGGGTCTTCCTCTTCCTCGATCAGTTCGTGGTGGTTCTCGTTGAAGTCGTCAATCGCAGCTTGTTCCGTAGGGCCTCGACCTATTAATGCTCCGGGTTCGTAGGAGTCTTCATCGAAGGCAATCCAACCGAACGGTCCGTCAAATTTGGTAGCGATCTTCATGCCTTCTCTCCTGCATACCAACGTTCCTTTAGAAAATCCATCACGATAGATTTGGAGGAAAAGAAAAATCCCGAAGCTACAGGAGCTAGTTTCCTCCCCGCTTCTTGAGCCTCCATCTGGCGGATTTCCTTGTCAGGACTCAGAGCTTGGAGCCAGCCCGCTAGACAATGGGGTGTTCCACAGGAATGCTCTTCCTCTGGGGTATGGTCTGGAGTCCATTTGTCTCCGTGCCACAATCCCATATTCAGTCTTTCGGGTTGAGCGAGGATGATTTCCCGAACTGCATCTAAACGGGCAATCTCATCCGGCGCGGCTTTGAGGTCGGCATCCCTGAGGTAGGCACCCCAGAGGTTGGCACCCCTGAGGTTGGCACCCCTGAGGTAGGCACCCCAGAGGTCGGCACCCCAGAGGTTGGCACCCCTGAGGTAGGCACCCCTGAGGTCGGCATCCCTGAGGTCGGCATCCCTGAGGTAGGCACCCCCGAGGTCGGCACCCCAGAGGTAGACACGCTTTTCTACCGCTGCCTCGACACACAGTTTTAGAGAACCGAACTCACCCTCGAAGAGAATTGAGCCGGTAAAACGTGATTTGATCTGAAAGTGCATATTCACCCTTTCGGATAGAGAATCTTGGCTACCCTGTCCAGCTCCTTGAAAAAATCGAATGGTTGTTCTACAGCAGTCGTATCGGACAGTTCACATGGGATCGCTCCGCACCACCTGTCGCAAGGCGTTCCTTCCATTTGGCAGTTGAAAGGTTCTTCCCCTACAGTGGTGTGCTTCTTCATTGTGAACCTACAACGTAGAGGGCCACAGTATTCGGAACCGCATTGAGGGCACTTCATGTTCATGTGGGCTCGTTCATATATTTGTTAATGAGCATCTTGACGCATTGTTGAAGCTCCGTAACGTTCTGGACGAAGATCTCACCGCCGAAGCCCTTTTTGGGTTGCTCTGGACTGCCGACGAGATCATCGCCAACATGGTATTTCACTGTCCAACCGTTTTCGAGCTTCCGAAACTTCAATCCGTCTAGGATCATTTGGTTTCCCCTTGTAGTTTCCATGACCCGATACTTGCATACTGGAAAGGGGTTGTCAAGAACTTTCGTAAAGGGGTTGACTTTGGCTCGTAGTTGTGGATAATGACCGGATGAGTAGTGAATACCGACGATTCCTAGCCAAGGCGCACAAACGAAGGAAACAGGCAGCTTCCCTAAAGGCCAAGGGTTTATCTTACGCTGAGATAGGCCGAAAGATGGGGATCAGCCGGCAAAGGGCGAGGGTATTGACGAGACTCGCGGAGTATGCAGTATAATTTAGGGGCTGGATTTGGCAAGTTCCAGTGTTCTTCGGGAAAGACCTCAGATCATGAGGCAGGGTTCGTAGTGTGTCCCGAAGCACACGCCGCATCGCTGCCAAGCCGCCGCAAGGTGCCTGTCTCATGATGTGGGGTCTTTTCATTTCCAGTGGACGGGAAAAAGGTCATGTGCCTTTCTCGGACACATCATCTTTTTCCTTTCCTTGGGAGTTGGGCTTTCCGGAATCAACCGGGTTATCTCTCGTAAGGGGGGTAAGGGGGGATTTGAGGTTTCCCCGGTTCCTTTCCTTTTTCAGAGATTGTTCTATGCTCCTGTGTGCTTGACCTGTTTTCTGGTGCTGGCGGTGCGGCGATGGGGCTTCATCGCGCTTGGCCAGATGCCGAGATTACCGGCGTGGACATCAAGCCGCAGCCGCGCTATCCGTTCAAGTTCGTGCAGGCCGATGCGATGACATTCCCGCTTGAAGGGTACGATTTCATTTGGTCCAGCCCGCCGTGTCAGGATCATGTTCGCTCACCGGGGCCAGCTCCGAAGCACGGAACTGGATGGCTCCTGAAGGCGACTCGCGAACGCTTGGAAATGGCGCAGCTACGGCACATGACTCCGTGGGTAATAGAAAACGTGCCAGGAGCGCCAATGCGAGCAGACTATAGGCTTTGCGGATGCATGTTCGGGCTGTGGCGGCTGAAACGACAGCGTTGGTTTGAGGCCTCTTGGGTCGGGTTTCAGTTATATCCAGATTGCATCCATCTTGAGCCTGTGATCAGTGTAACCGGAACTGGTACGCCTACCGGCACTTGGAAGAAATATGGAAGCCTGAAACTCAAGGACTTCAATCGTGCAATGGGTATTGACTGGATGAAGCGCGCGGAGTTATCCCAAGCTATTCCGCCAGCATATTCTGAATTCATCGCGAAAGAGTATCGCGTCATGGACTCCATTGCCGACCAGTGGGGTCAATAATGATCTACGACCCAAATGCCGAGTACCTTGTCACCGAACCGCTAATCGTGAACGCTATAGCCACACTCCAAGCCGAACGCGACGAACTCCGCCAATGGAACACGGAACTATTAGCGGCGCTGGAAACACTCGTACGCGAATGTGAACTGGTAGGATTACTCGATTCGCCACAGCTTGCCGATGCCCGCGCCGCTATCGCCAAAGTCAAGCAATAATGCTTCCTGAAGACTTACCCGCTGGTCTATGGGAAGAGTTCAAGAAGCACCGAAAGCTATTGAAATCGCCAATGACCCCATACGCCGAGGAAAGAGCTTTTGCGAAGCTCGAAAGATTGAAGTTAGAGGGATACAATCCCATCGACGTGATAAACAACTCGATAGACGGCGGATGGAAGGGCTTGTTCCCGATTAAAAACGGACACAATGCTGCTACAGCGCCCGCTCAAATGAACATTCAAGCCGTTTGTTGTATCTGCAAGGGTCCGTTAGATAGCGGGTTTGTATTCTTCAGGGGGGAGCGTAAATGTCACAAGTGCTGATCGCTTGATTAAGCCCCGTCCATTTACCGCCGCAGAGCAAGCCGCTGCCCGGGCCAAGGGCTTGTTGAGAATTCGACAGCAGCAGGCGCAGACCAAGGACTACAAGAAGAACTGGCTGGACGCCGCTTGGTGGCAATCGCTCGCGGCGGCGAGGGGAATTCGTCTTCCCCCGTGGTACGGCCCCGCCGACCGAAGGCAAATTGAAATCTTGGGCAAAACGCCTAGGGAAAACCCCTTTTCGTGAGCATTACGGCTGCAATCCGGCCCGACTAATCGCCCTCAATCCCAAGACGCCCCTGCGCGCCTTCGTCGGTCAGATGCTCGAGCCGTGAGCGACGCCCTCGCCCGAATGGCGGTATGGCTGGTCTCTGCCGAGCCCAACTGGCGGCCTGACAGATTCTTGGCCACTGGTCCCAACTGGCATGCGCCGGAAGTCAATAAATCGAAGAAGCGCAAGGTCCGTCCGGCAGGCGCGCAAGCCATCAAGGCGCTAATCCTGACGGCACTCGAACGCGCAGGCCCGCAGACCGGAGCGCAGATCGCCGTGCGCATCAAGTGCGATTACCACTCGGTCAACTCCGAGCTTTCGCGCATGTATTACGAGAAGCTGATCGCGCGGGAGAAGATCGGGCGGTCGTCATCGACGGGGCGGACCGTGATGGTTTATGCGCTGAGGCCGGTGCGTGCCTAGATTCGCGCGCTCGTTCCGCGACCAGCTCAGGGCGGCCAATGCTGCCGATAAATACTATGCTGCGATGCACGACAAGGAACCCGCGTTCCAGAACGCCGTCAAGCCGAAGCGCGAACGTGCCCCATCCGTTCCCGACGTGAACGCGCCGCCGATGGAACGCGATGTTTTGAAAGCGGTTTGGAAGTTCCTCGCCCATCATCCGAAAGTCGCCTGGTGTTGCAGGGTCAATTCGGGGATGCTGCAACTTGACGAAGACCGCTTCATCCGCTTCAATACCAAGCGCGGGATGTCGGACATCATTGGTCAAATGCGAGATGGTCGCTTCCTAGCAGTCGAAGTAAAGCGCGAGGGTGCCGTGCTGCTGGAACATCAAGAAGATTTCCTGAACGAAGTTCGGGCGAACGGCGGGATCGCGTTCGTTGCCCGATCCATCGATGACTGTATTGCGGCGCTGTAGAGGAATCGCTACTTTATGTCAACCGATGCCGAGCGGGAGGCCATTCGTCGCTCAGTTGATATAGTTCAATACATCTCGCAGTACATCCAGCTTACCAAGATCGGCTCGGAATTTCGGGGCCGGTGCGTTTTTCACGAGGATCACGAGCCCAGCCTGTACGTGAATGGCAACAAGCAGATATGGGCTTGTTTCGCCTGCAATCAGAACGAGATACACGGCAGCGATATTTTTGGATTCGTGCGCTCCTATTTCGACTGCTCTTTCCCCGAAGCCATCGCCAAGCTCCAGAACGGCAACGGCGGCGCTGGGAAGCCCATCATCGCCCCGCCGCGCAAGAAACCGCCGCCGCGCGAGCTGCTCGTCCCGCCCGAGGATTCGATGCCCGATATGGAGCGCGAGGATCTGGGCGTGCCGGCGAAGGTCTGGACAATCCTCACGCGGGAGGGCAAGCCGTGGTTCCTGGAGGCGCGATATCTGATCGAAGGTCGCAAGGAAACGCGGTTCTACACGTTCGGGCGCTATTCCGACTCCGACACCCCACGCTGGGAATGCAAGGCTCCGACCAACCCGCGCCCGTTCTGGGGCCTGGAGGAGCTGGACAAGCGCCCGAACGCGCAAGTGATGATCCACGAGGCCCCTAAGAAGGCCGAGGCTGCGCGGCTGCTGCTGCCCGGTGTGCATTTGGGCATCATCGGGGGCGTCTACCAGGTCGCGCACATGGACCTGACACCGCTCGAGGGCCGGCGCTGCATCCTGCTGCCTGACAACGACGAGCCGGGCCGGCAGGCCATGAGCCGGCTTGCGCCGCTGCTGTGGGCTGCCGGCGCGAAGGAGGTTAAGGGCATCGATCCGGACACACAGCCGGATGGGACGCCGACGCCGGAATCTTGGGATATTGCTGACGCTGTTGCGTGGACGCCACAAGTGGCGCTGAAGTGGGCCAAGGACCACAAGCGCGATAAGGCATACCCGAGAATCGCTCCAATCGCTCCACAACGCGCTGAGAGCCTTCCAGCGCAGCCTACACCCGAACCTTCGTCCACCGTAGCGGTCGCGCCAAGCGCCCCCGAAGCGCCGCCGCCACTGGGCCTTCCTGCGCCCGATCTGATTCTGGACGCAAAGGGCGGCATTAAGCCCTGCGAGCACAACGCCCGGCAGCTCATGGCCGCCGCAGCGCAATACAACGAGCTTCACTTCGACGACTTCCTGTACCGCCCCCGCATTGGCGAAGGAACGACCGCGCGCGACTGGTCCGATCATGACGAGCGCGACGCCTTGATCTGGCTCCAGTCGGCGCACCGAGTGGCCGGATTCACCCTGAACCAGGTCCGCACGGCGGCCTCCAAGCTCGCCTACGACCGGCGCATCGACTCCTTGAATGAATTCGTGATGGGCGTGCCGGCCTGGGATGGCGTGGCCCGCATCGAACTCGCCTTCATTGAGGCCTGGGGGGCGGCCGACACGGAGCTGACCCGAGCCGCCAGCCGCAACTTCTTCCTTGCGCTGCACGCGCGCGCGGTCAATCCCGGGGCTCAGGTCGATAATCTGTGGGTCATCGAAGGGCCGCAAGGCACCCTCAAGTCGCTGTCCTTGCGCGTCCTGGGCGGCTCGTTCCATGCGGAGATTACCGCGCCCATCGGGACGACGGACTTCCTGCGCGAGCTGCGCGGGATCTGGATCGCCGAGTTGTCGGAACTGGACAGCCTGCGCGGGCGCGAGGCATCGACGGTCAAACGCCTGCTCTCTGCGCCTTCGGACCGCTTTGTGGACAAATACGACAAGCACGCCGCGGCCTATCCCCGGCGGGCCGTGGTCGTTGCCACCACGAACGAAGCAACCTACTGGCAGGACTCGACAGGCGCAAGGCGGCTCATCCCCATCGTCGCCGGCACGATCCGGCCCGACCTGATAGCGGAACTGCGCCTGCAATGGTTCGCCGAGGCCCGGAGCGCGTATCAGAGCAAAGCCACCTGGTGGGAATGGCCCGCCTCGATGCTTGAGGAGCAGGACCAACGCCAGATTGTCGATCCGTGGGAGGATACGCTCAAAGCGGCTATGCAATCGCCCCTGTGGCCGGTCGGCTGGGTGAGCTCGGCGAGCGTGATTGAGGACTGGCTCAAGCTTGATGCCTCCCAGCAGGGGGGCAATATCGGCGTGCGAATCGGCAGGGTAATGCGCAGGCTCGGCTACATCCCAGTCAGGAAAACAGCCGAGCGCATACGCGGCTGGCTGCCAATCGAACGCAGCGCCACGCCCGACTGAGCGGATCGCCCAAGCGCCACGCGAGCCAGTACGCCGCGAGCCGGGCGAATCTCATCATTAAGTCCTCGGGATCGGCTTACTGTCCGGTCGCGCGGGCGAGGAAGGCTTGAGCTTGCTGATAGAGTTCGTGCTCTCGGCGAAGGGGGGCCTCCCTGCTGGAGTCGTCATGATCTGTTTCATACCACTCGATGATCTTTTCGGCGAGCTGTACTGCATCCGGTGCTGCGGCGATCAGGCGAGCGTTGGCAGCAATCTCGCCAAGGTCTGCGAATCCAGCGAAGGAGGCTATGACTTGCCCAGCAGGCCCTTCTATTTGTCCAGCGGGAATATCGCAACCGTCCTCTGGCGAATATCGCATCGGCTGTTTCCACGGTCCTTTCGTATGCGTCATGATTGCTCCGGTTGGGGGTTAGAATCGAGCCTGTAGGGCTTCCGTTTTCCCGCAGAGCGAGCCGAGCGCCAAGCGGATAGCCTTCGGCGCATTCGCGGACTCAGCGAGTCGAAGCGCGTCCATCAAATTATTCTTCGCATCGGCCAGCGCTTCCTTAATCTGCCTGCGTTCCTCTTGGCTCATCATCCTCTCCTTCTATCGTGCCCCGAGGGGCGGTTAGGTTTTGCGTGCAATCGCTGCACGAGCGGCATTGCAGAACTCAAGCACGTATTCCGGCACATACCCGAAATCCTTGAGCAGTTTCGGGCGCAGCGATTCGGCGCGCTTGAGGAGATCGTACAGGTCGTCCAGCTCATCGGCTGCGCGTTCGAGCAACGGACGCGGGATGTGCGTATCGCTTGCGCCTGCGTGCATCCGCAGCTGTGGCAGGGTTGAGGATAGCGGCTCATCCTCGAGCAACTGATCCTCGCCGTAATTACCCGTGATATGGCGGTCAAGCGCATCGCGTTCGCGTTGATTCATACTCATGGTCTACTCCTTCGGCAACCAAAGGGTTGCAGCTTCGGGCCCATCATGGCAGGCGCCTACACTGTAGAGGCTGCGATCCTCGCCGTCCCGATGCGCGAGCGAAAGCACCGGATGCTGCTTCATGTGATTCTGAAGCCTGACACTGCCCTGCGGCATATAGGTCGGTGCGTCCAGGTTCCCTCGAGCAGCGAACACGAAACCCTCGCCGTACGTATCGGCATCGGCAAAGCCGGCACGTACTGTCGCTTGGCTATTACCTGTCACGCTACCGTAGATGATTCCGACTCGTTCCATCTCACTCTCCATCTGCGCGGCACCATTGCCGCTTACCACTCTACACGCAAGCTCCATGCCCGAAACGCCCCACAAAATACCCTTACGGATCAGTGTACGAAATATCAACGTCGCCGCTCAAGTGACGCCCAGCGTCAAACTGTGCCGCCCTTTTGCGCCGTTGCAGCGCAGCAATTCGGCCCTACGCCCAGCCCCACACCTAGGCCACATCGGGGTGTCGATGCGTCCCCGCCGTTCCTGACAACCTTACAACCTTGCAGAACTGTCAGCGTTGCGTCTCTGGAGACCACTTCCACATCTGTCCTGCCTCGGCGATCTGTCCGTGCCTAACCACTTGATTCCACCTATCTACAGCCTCATAGATCACATAGGACACATACATACTCTATATTACGTCACACGCACACACACGCACACATAAGAAGGTAGGCGGCTTTTATGTGTCCTTAAGTGGTCATGTGTCCTACTCGCGCATAATCAACGGCTTGCGTATGGACTGATGCAGGACACTCCCGGACACATGTCCTCCCATGCTGCGCTGCCGCAAAA